CAGTTGGATAGAGCAACGGCCTTCTAAGCCGTGGGTCGGGGGTTCGAATCCCTCCAAGCACGTTTCGCGGAAGCGATATTTATATGGTGGGTATAGCGCAGTTGGTTAGCGCGCCAGATTGTGGCTCTGGAGGCCAAGGGTTCGAATCCCTTTATCCACCTTAAAATCACTCCTGCTTGGTTGTAAATAATGGGCTATCGCCAAGCGGTAAGGCACAGCACTTTGACTGCTGCATTCGCTGGTTCGAATCCAGCTAGCCCAGTCTTTTATATGGAGCATTAGCTCAGTCGGTAGAGCACTTGACTTTTAATCAAGTTGTCCGGGGTTCGAATCCCCGATGCTTCACTCCTCAAACTCGGCGGAAACTCAGTATTTATAAGGGTTTCCGCCTTTTTTATTGTTCTTAAACTAACCGATTCTAGCCGATTCTAAATGTTAGATTAGTGTTAGATTTTACCCCTTATGTTAGATTTCTGTTAGACAATTCTTAGAAAATTCCCACAGCATTTTCCACCGCTCCGGCGGCGTCTTCCTTATCCAGAATAATATGGTTGTACACATCCAACACCACCTTTTCCGTGTCTCCCATAAGCTGTGCGATATGCTTAATGGAGATCTTCGGGATCTGGTAACAGAGGTTCGTACAAAAGTTGTGGCGGAACACATGGGCAGTCAGATCAGTGGTGCTACTTCCAGATGCCTGCCCGATCGCTTTTCGAATCCGGTTCCACATCTTAACATAGCTGCTATGTGTCATCTGGTCTCTTCCCCGGCAAGAGAATAGATTCGTCCCATTAAGCGTCTTGATGTACTGCTTAAGATAATCCGTAAGGAATGCAGGCATGGGGACCGTACGAACCCCATTTTCGGACTTTGTACACTTTAGGCAAGGATTATTACCATCAAAGACCAAAGCCTTGTTAACGGACAGAATAGCGCGTCTGAGGTCTATGTCGAAAACAGTTAATGCCAGTGCTTCCTCCCTGCGGAGTCCGCATCCGTAGATAATATATAAGAACGCCTTGTCCATCGGGTCCAGATCCACAAGCGGAATTGCTTCTTTTTCGGCTTTGGTTAGCACCCGTTTTTCCGTTTTCGGCGGCTTTGGTTGTTGGATGCCCGCGAAAATATCCTCCAGATACGCAGGCGTGAGATACTTATCCACAACCGCACTTTTAATAATTTGTTTAAAACACAGGTACACTTGTCTTCCTGTGGATGGTGTAACCGAGTTAAGCACTGCTTGCAGGTGGATACGGCGGATATCGGTAAGCTTAATCCCGGTAAGCTGCCGGAAATGCACCGTAATAATATTTTCGTACATCTTCCGGGTGTTCAGCTCCTTTTGGGCTTTGTACACCTCCAACCAGTGTTTTGCATATTCACAAAACGTCATGTCGGTGCTTACAGTTATCTGTCGGCTCTCCACCTTATTGCGAAGTTCTGTTACCATTCTCTCAAGCTCCTTACTGGATTTCTTAGTACGGAGCTGTTTCCGGTGTTTGGAGCCGTCTGCATTATAGGTACCGTCCCACGCAAGTGTAGAGAACCAACCATCTTTGTTTGCTTTGTATTTTGCTTTTGCCATAATATATCATCCTCCTATGTCTTAAAAATGGGTATAAAAATAACAGCCATCGAAAGTATGTTCCGATTGCATGGCTGTCCCGAAGATGATACAATATAATAGTACAATAATTTAGTGCATCTCTTCGGGATGTATATGTAAAGCCGTTCCTGTTGGCGCAGGGGCGGTTTTGCTTTTGCATTAAATGTAATATGGGTTAGGCTTTAAAGCCAAAGTTATTATATCTATAACCCAACCAATGAAGAACAGACCGCCTGTGAAAAGATATAAAATGCCCATACCAATTTTGCCTTCATAAAATTTATGACCGCATAGCGTAAATATACAAAGCAAAAGAGATACCCATTTATTCTTTTGTTTCCCGCGTACTACATTATGGGTAACTGTTGCAGTAGCATTTGCATAAGCAGAATTATTATTATTTATAATAATATTTTGCCCATTCTTATTTCCTAAGTCCTCCACCTGCTTTCCGCATCTCGGACAAACCACGCAATCATTATCAATGGTTTCTCCACAAAATTTGCAAAATTTCTTTTCACCAAAAGGTGTGCCGCAATTAGGGCAAACAGTAGCCTTATCGGAAATTTCCTTTCCGCATTCTGGGCAATTTGTAAGTGCCATATAATTTTCCTCCTCATATGTGTTATTAGTCATAAATGACTATAATTATATTATCACAATACATATATGCCATATGTCGAATCTTGTCGAATAATTAAATTATTCATCTATTTCACCTATTCTTCCAATCCGAAGATAAGGTTCGAAGTAAATAATATAATTATCCACTACAGTATAAACACCATATTTCTGTTTATAGCAATTTATAGCTTCGAGTAGATACTGTTCTGATACATCGAGATGCTCCGCCATTTCATGTAGATTGCGACGTCCGTCTTTGAAAGCATTAATAATACCCATTAAACCGATTTTAATATTGTATCCGCAGAATCTTGCTTTGTATTCCTGTTTCCTGTTCATGGTATTTTTCTGGTCCATTATGTCTCCCGAAGTAGTGTAGTAGTGTCCAATTTCCTCAGCCAGAACACAAGACTTTTCTGTTATCGTAGGAATATCTTTATGTATCGCTATTCTATTTTTATAAATGCGACCGTGATATCCCGGAATCTCTTTTTCACGAACAATAAGACCTTCGGCATCAGCCTGTATTAATAATTCTTCGTATGTCAATCAAATCACTCCCATTCGCTATCGTCCATCATTATGTTGTCTGCGTTAATTTTCTGTTCTTTGGTTGCTCCGTTGTCATGTGCGGCATTTAATAACGTTGTCTGCTCTATGTCCATATTTTGTAATATAAGAAGGTTTTCTGTGTAATTAATGCTTCTTTTCTTGTTCTCATCTGTAAGTTGCGAAAAAGACTCCAATAATTTTTTTTCATAAAATTGAAGATTCCATTGTTTAACAAAACGTCTGCGAGATTCTTTTTGCATTTCTAAATATTCCGCCCATTCCATATCATCTGTTTTTCCGATAATCCACATTGGATTAACAGCCGTCGCATATGCGATAGATTCTATTATGGGCATTTTTATTTTTTTTATTTCACCATCCTCATACCTTTTAATTGTGGAATCAGCAACTTTAATTTTTTTAGCCAATTCCTTTTTATTTAGCCCTGCCTTAGTTCTGGCGATTTCTATCCTTTTACCTATCTCTTTATTTGTCACATGCCCTCCCTCCTTTCCTCTGCATATAGGTATTATAACACCAATATTTGCACAGCGCAACAATTAAAAAGAAAATAAATAAAAAAAATTGCGTAGAGCTATTGACAATACGATTGCGTAGTGCTATTATAATCACAGAAATTGCGTAGCGCAGACAGGAGGTGACATTTTGATTGACACTGATAAGATTCGTGGGCGGATGGCAGAAATGAGACTTACGCAGAAAGATATAGCGAAGAAAGATGTATGGGACTGCGCACTGCCAACAGTAAGCCTGAAACTTAATGGAAAACGCCCTATTTCGCTGAGTGAAGCGAATGCATTGGCAGAACTTTTGAAGCTAAGCGAACATGAATACTACGCATTTTTTTTTGGAAGAAGAATTGCGTAGCGCAATTAAAGAAAGGAGGACGCATGAACGATTTAAGAAAAACAATTACCACTCTTGAAGTAGCAGAGATGATGGAAACAGAACATTCTAAGATAATTAGAAAACTTGAGGGTAGCAAGGACAGGAAGGGATTTATTCAAATTCTTACTGAAGCCCAAATGGGCGTGAGTGATTATTTTATCCAGTCTGTGTACCGAGATACAAGTGGAAAAGAAAACAAATGTTACGAAGTCACAAAACTCGGTTGTGATTTCCTTGCTAATAAGTCCACCGGAGAAAAAGGAGTCTTGTTTACAGCAAGATATGTCCGAAGATTCTACGAGATGGAAAATCAAGTAAAACAGGTTCCACTGACAGAGCATCCGGGAGAAGTAGCGAATCTGATTAAGATCCTTTCAAACCGGATGGACAAGCAAGGCAGCGTTCCATACAAGGTGTCAGAAATGGCACAGATGATTTGTGAACAGTACGGAATCCGGCTTCCAGACGACTTTGTGAAGGTGCCGGAGTATGAACAGGCAAAGCTACCATTGATGTAAGAACCCAGTTAGGAGGTGAAGAGGATGCTGAAAAAGATATACGAAGAATTGGTAGCGATAAGAAAGGAGCTCCAGGGAGACAACGTAGCCTGTGAGGAACCGGTCTTTAAGGTTGATGGTGAAATCCTACTTCTCAATATTTCCAAACCACTCGACTACAAAGTGAATCTGCGTACTGTAGAGACATCGGCTCTTGTGAAGGAATTGGAAGGTAGAGAAGGGGTAAATGCAGTGAGCATCAGCCCGGATGAGAGAAAGAATATTTATCAGTACGGTCCGGCAAAGGTGCTCATCGTAATAGATTAGATATGAGGTGAAACAATGACGAAATTTGAAGCATTGCAGTCCATTACCGAAATACCAGAGTTTGCAAGAGTGGTGTTTGCACTGGTGAGGAAAGCAGAATCTCAGGAAGGGCTGGAAAGAGAATTATCTATGGAAATATCGAATGAAGGGCTACAGACGCTGAGATCCATAGCCCGAAGCGGAAATTATCCATTGTCCTTAGAAGGAATGCAATAATGGCATCCGTTAGGATTGCTGATATTATCTACCAACACAGCAGAAATCTGGGCTTCTTCGTAGCTGTTAAACATGCGAATATGCTCGTGATTTATCCGGCTGATTTGACATTGATCTGTTTCCAGATCTAAATCGTGGATTTCTCCGGTGTTGATATTAAGTAGATAACGCATTCCGTTAAAAGGTGATTGATATCTACGCATAGTATAACTCCTTTCTTTTGTACTAGGCATGGCAGTGCCTGTAACGCAATTATAGTACAGACAGAATGGAGATACAACAAGAGGAGGTGAAGAGGATGAAAAGAGCAGAAAACATATTACTGGACTATAAAGACGCGCTTCTGGTAGTCAACGGCAAAAAAATTAATGATCCGGTAAAGATAACAATTCAGGAACCGGATGGGTATAATCTGTCGAAACTTTTTAACTCGGAAAATTATAAACCGGGAGATAAGCTTCCAGAGATTACAATTAATATGAGTAATTTCTTACAGCTACAGGAAACAAAAGAAATTGAGAAGATTATAAGAGATCTGATCGAGCGAATACTGGGAAATTAATTGTTCCCGGAAAAGTTGGCAGACTAAACCGGGAACTTGAATTAGTAGTATGCGATTAATAACTTAGTTCCATCTTCGGAATCCGTATAATTGGTCTCTTGTATGAGGTAAGTATTTCCATCACAGGACAGAAATTTTCCACAGATATCTGCTGATGGAATATCGGCAGCGGAGAAAGCAATGTAATTTCCGTGGAAGTCCGACCCTTCAAATCCGTATATAGTACGCGATTCGCCGAAGAAGGAATATTTCTTTAGGACGATATGTCCTTTGTTCATAATTTCGCTCCTTTCTTTTGTACTCGGCATTGCAGTGCCTGTATCATAAATTATAATACATACAGATAGGAGATACAACAAAAAAGAGGAGGTGAGAAGAGAAATGGAAAAGGTAAATGAAACCATTGATGTGATCTGCGACTGGATACAGTCCAAATTGTCCGCAGACGGATTACTCTCGGAGGATTATAAAAATCTCCCGAAGATGGTGGATGCCCTTGCAGATCTGGTAACCGCCAATATCGCAAATAAGTACCCTAAAAAATTTATGCGGATGGCGGAGTTAAAAAAGATGGGATTTCCAGAGGAGTATCTACTTAGAGTATACCGCACACAAAACCAGAAGGTTGCCACTAAGACAAGCCCGCTTAAGCATGGGAGTGCACTAATATTCGACACGGTGGAACTGGAGAAATTCCGGATTGCAGAGATTAAAATGCAGGTTACGTCGATGCCGAAGAATGCAGAGGTTGGAAAATGGTAAAAGATGCAATTATCGCCGCCCTCCTCGCCTACATCGCACAGCCATTTTGGATAACCGTCTATTTTTGGGAGGTTGTGGTAACCTACGGACTTACGTTCTTGGGGGCGTTCGTGGCGATCGTGGATCTGGAGGAATGGTGGAGAGAAAGGAGAAAAGAATGACAGGATATAAGGTGTTTTTGTCGAAAGAAAAGAAATATATAGAGACTGTTGCAAATATTTTTGGGAGTTATGTCCCTGATGATATGTCCGTACAACACGGAGAACTTATCGCAGATGATAGGGTCCCGAAAATTTATCATGACGAAGGATATTATTATTGTGCAATAACTTACGAAGGCGTAAGTGAGCCATTTCATGAGATCATATTTGGATAAGAGAGGTGAATGAGAAATGGTAAGCAGAGAATTACAGCACAGATTACTGGATTTAACGCTTGACTTAATAGAGTGCGGCGCAACAGTGCATTTTTCTCCAGGTGACTGTATAATTGTCGGATTTAAACGAAGTAAGATGCTGAATAACGGCGATGTCTTTGATAAGGCATTTACAATTTTCGATGATGGTGATTGCCCGAAAGTAATCAATTATCTTGCAGAAAGACTTAAAGAACTAAAAGAAAAAGACCCCGGAGACGGCAATCTCCAGAGGTCAGCTATATGAAAAAATATAATTACAGCCTTATTATAAGGCGGAAAAGGAGAGATTGCAATGAAGAAATTTGAATTAACCAGAGAATTTATCACATTTTTAGGAAGAAAGCTGTTTCGAATCAAGGCGTTAGTTGAATTCGGAGATGTGAAAGCCGGGGAACTCGGTGGATACGTGGAAAAAGAGGAGAATATTGATCATGAGGGAGATGCATGGGTGTACGGAAATGCACGGGTGTGCGGAGATGCATTGGTGTACGGAAATGCACGGGTGTGCGGAGATGCATGGGTGTACGGAGATGCACGGGTGTCCGGAGATGCATGGGTGTACGGAGATGCACGGGTGTCCGGAGATGCACGGGTGTACGGAAATGCATGGGTGTACGGAGATGCACGGGTGTGCGGAGATGCATTGGTGTACGGAAATGCACGGGTGTGCGGAGATGCATGGGTGTACGGAGATGCACGGGTGTCCGGAGATGCACGGGTGTACGGAAATGCACGGGTGTACGGAAATGCATTGGTAGTAAAACAGGAAGATATTATATTTACAGCCGCAAAATTCGGTACTATATTCCGTACGACCACAGCGTATCGCACAACAGATGGCGTGCAGATTAATTGCGGATGCTTTTCCGGAAACCTGGAAGAATTTCGAGAGCAGATTACTCAGACAAGAGAAGGGCGGATGCGTGAGAAGTATCTGCACCATGCAGATGAGATCGAAATGTATTTTGATCTGGATTTAGAAAAGGAGGAAAAAGAATGGTGGTAAAGCAGATTACATATCAAGAAGCCGTCGAACTTATGATGTTCGGCGGACGTGGTGACATTACTGTGTCGATGCCGCAGCCGCTGGCCGAGTTGAAGCCGTTGGAGATCCGTAATCTTGCGAATGCCGGAGCGGTGTTCTTCGTTTCGGATGAAGATGCAATTAAGGAGGGAAAACAGAATGTCGATGAAGATTAATAAGCTTGAAATCGAAAATGTAAAGCGCATTAAAGCTGTAAAAATTGAACCAACCACCAATGGTCTGACTATTATTGGCGGAAACAACAACCAGGGGAAGACTTCCGTATTGGATTCAATTGCCTGGGCATTAGGAGGAGATGGATTCCGTCCGTCTGATGCCACCAGACAGGGGTCTATTATTCCACCTAACTTAAAGATTACCATGAGCAATGGTCTGATCGTAGAGCGTAAGGGAAAGAACAGCAGCTTAAAAGTTACGGATCCATCCGGACAAAAAGCAGGACAGCAGCTTCTGGACAGTTTTGTGGAAAAGCTTGCACTTAACCTTCCGAAATTCATGGAGAGTTCGAACCGGGAAAAAGCGAATATCCTTTTGCAGATCATCGGTGTCGGTCCGCAGCTTCTTGAATTAGAAAAGCAGGAAAAAGATACCTACAATGAACGTACAGTAATTGGCAGAATCGCAGATCAAAAAGCAAAGTATGCCAAAGAGCAGCCATATTATCCGGATGCTCCAAAGGACCTGATATCACCTACAGAACTAATCATGAAGCAGCAAGCGATCCTTGCCAAAAACGGTGAGAATCAAAGAAAGCGGAATAAAGTTGACCAGTATAAACAGTCTATCGCTTTTCTAAACCAGGAAGTAGAAGCAATGCGGGAACAGCTTAAGAAGAAAGAAGAGGAACTGCAGGAAGCAAAAACGTCCTACAACATCGCAATGATGGACGCAAACGGATTGCATGATGAATCTACGAGGGAGTTGGAAGAGAGTATTTCCAACATAGAAGAGATTAACCGTAAAGTGCGTGCGAATCTGGACAAGGACAAGGCGGAAGAAGACGCACAAGAGCACAAGCGTCAGTATGCGGCACTTACGGAAGCAATCGAAAAGGTAAGGGATGATAAAACTGCCCTGCTGAATTCAGCGGAACTTCCGCTTCCGGAGCTGTCTGTAAAAGAAGGGGAACTTGTATATAAGGGGCAGAAATGGGATAACATGTCCGGATCAGATCGGCTTAAAGTATCCACCGCTATTGTGCGCAAGCTGAATCCGGAGTGTGGGTTTGTGTTACTGGATAAGCTTGAGCAGATGGACCTTATTACTTTGCAGGAATTCGGGCAGTGGCTTGAACAGGAGGGACTGCAGGCAATCGCTACCAGGGTATCTACCGGAGGAGAATGCTCCATTATTATCGAAGATGGCTATGTGGTTGGCCAGGAACATCCAGAACAACCACAGAAAAAAGAATGGAAGGCAGGTGCATTCTAAATGCAAATTACAAGGGGAAAAATCCCAAGCGCCAAAAAAGTTGTAATCTATGGTCCTGAGGGCATTGGAAAATCTACTTTTGCAAGCAGATTCCCAGACCCCGTATTTATCGACACCGAGGGCAGTACAAAGGATATGGATGTAGCCAGACTACCAGAAGCAAGTAGTTGGCAGATGATTACGGAAGAAATCGAATATATCCGGACAAATCCGAACACTTGCAGAACAATTGTCGTCGACACCATAGACTGGGCAGAGAGAATGTGTGTAGAACACATTTGCCAGAAACACCGTAAAAACGGTATTGAGGACTTTGGTTATGGAAATGGCTATGTTTACGTAGCTGAGGAATTTGGAAGGTTTTTGAACAAATTGGAAGAGGTTGTAAAGGCTGGAGTAAATGTAGTTCTTACAGCGCATTCCCAGGTCCGAAAATTTGAGCAGCCTGATGAAATGGGAGCGTATGACCGGTATGAATTAAAACTCGGAAAGAAGACCTCTTCCCAGACTTCTCCATTGGTAAAAGAGTGGGCAGATATGCTACTGTTCGCAAACTATAAAACCTATTCTGTAGCAACAGATGATAAAGGCAAGAAGTTTAAAGCGCAGGGTGGGGAACGTGTCCTGTATACATCCCACCATAGCTGTTGGGATGCGAAAAATCGGTACGGGTTACCGGATCAAGTACCGTTTTCCTACGACTCCATTGCCCACATCATACAGGGCGATACAACAATGCGTCCAGAGGGAAATGTACAGACAACAACAAGCAATACAACACCCACTGCTCCAGTACAATCTGTTAAAAGCGCACCGGAGCCTGAGGAAAAAACAGAAACGCCGGTATCTAATAATGGCGTACCAGCTTCCGTAACATCGGATGGAGAACAAATGAGCATGAATTTTGATACATCTAAATCGTCGGAAGAGGAAGTGTCCCATGTGGACGAACGCATACCAAAAGCATTACGTGATCTGATGATCGCAAATAATGTCTGTGAATGGGACATCCAGAACGTTGTGGAAGCAAGAGGATATGTGCCGGCAGGTACAGAAATCTGGGATTATGACACAGTAAATCCGGGGATTGTTGAAGGATTACTTGTCGCATCCTGGAACCAGGTTTTTGCAGCGATTAAAGACATGAAAGAAAAACAGGAAATTCCATTTGATTAATAAAGAAAGGAAGATTGTGAAATGAGTGAAGAATTAGGAAGAGAACTTGGATGGGAAGATACAATTACAAAGGATGCAGATAATTTTGAGCCTGTTCCAGAAGGTGATTACAACTTTGTAATCGAAAAATTTGAACGAAGCAGATCATCTGGAGAAGGAAAACTCCCGCCATGCAATATGGCTGTTGTGTATTTTAAAATTCAGGATCGCGATCGTGAGATTACGATTCGAGAAAATTACGTGCTGCATTCGTCGCTCGAATGGAAATTATCCGAACTGTTTAGAGGTGTCGGATTAAAAAATGAAGGGGAACCATTGCGTATGAACTGGTCCATGCTCCCAGGTAAGACCGGAAAAGCAAAGGTTGGCTTAAAATCTGGAATAAAGGATCCAAGTAAGAAATTTAATTTTATTGACAAGTTGTATCCGTATGAACTGCCGAAATTCCAACCAGGGAGGTTCTAAATGGAACTGAGACCATATCAGCAGGAAGCACGAGAAGCAATTTTTGAGCAGTGGAATAACGGCATAAGAAAAACACTTCTAGTACTTCCGACTGGCTGCGGAAAAACAATTGTATTCGCAAAGATCACGGAGGACTGTGTGCGCAAGGGTGACCGTGTGCTTATCCTTGCACACAGAGGTGAACTGCTCGAGCAAGCTGCTGATAAGATACATAAGTCTACAGGTCTTGGATGTGCCGTAGAAAAAGCAGAAGAATCCTGTCAGGGGAGCTGGTTTCGGATTGTGGTGGGATCTGTGCAAACACTTATGAGGGAGAAGCGGCTGGGTAAATTCCCGGCCGATTATTTCCAGACCATTATAATCGACGAAGCCCACCATTGTATCTCTAGCAGTTACCAGAAAGTATTACAACATTTTCCAGAAGCAAATGTATTAGGCGTAACAGCAACTCCAGACCGTGGAGATATGAGGAATCTCGGCAGTTATTTTGAGAGCCTGGCTTATGAATACACGCTTCCGAAAGCAATTAAAGAAGGTTATCTCTCTCCAATCAAGGCGCTCACGATCCCGTTAAAAATTGATATGAGCGGAGTAAGTGTACAAGCCGGTGATTTTAAGGCCAGTGATATCGGGACTGCTCTGGATCCGTACTTACACGGAATTGCGGAAGAGATGAAAAAGTATTGTCTGGACAAGAAGACAGTCGTGTTTCTCCCTCTTGTAAAAACAAGCCAGAAATTCCGGGACATCTTGAATGACAGCGGATTCTGTGCTGCGGAGGTGAATGGAGACAGCCAAGACAGAGCAGAGGTACTGAAGGATTTTGAAAATGGAAAATACAATGTACTGTGTAATTCCATGCTCCTTACGGAAGGATGGGACTGTCCATCTGTTAACTGCGTTGTTGTCTTGCGGCCGACAAAAGTACGAAGTCTGTATTGTCAGATGGTTGGGCGTGGCACACGCCTAAGCCCCGGAAAAGACCATCTGCTGTTGTTGGATTTCCTCTGGCATACCGAACGGCATGAGCTGTGCCATCCTGCAAGTTTGATCTGCCAAGATGAAGATGTGGCACAGAAAATGACCGAAAATATTGAAAAAGCAGGATGTCCGGTAGATATCGAAGAAGCAGAAAAAACAGCCGCAGAGGACGTTGTTGCTCAGCGTGAGGAATCTCTTGCGAAACAGTTGGAAGAGATGAAACGCCGTAAGAAAAAACTGGTGGATCCGCTGCAATTTGAAATGAGTATCCAGGCTGAGGATCTATCTGGATATGTCCCAACTTTTGGATGGGAATGTGATCCGCCTTCTGACAAACAGAAAAAAACACTGGAAAAACTCGGAATTTCCGCAGATCAAATTGATAATGCAGGAAAAGCAACAAAGATTCTGGAACGCCTGGACAAACGTAGAGTAGAAGGACTTACAACACCAAAGCAGATCCGTTATCTGGAAGGCAAAGGATTCCAACATGTTGGTACCTGGCAATTCGATACGGCTAAAAACCTGATTGACCGGATTGCGGCGAATGGATGGCGGATACCACGAGACATTAATCCACAGGAGTATAAAGGAGCATAAGCATGGAGAGGACAAGCCTGTTAGAAATAATTGAATACATTAATCCGGCCGAACTCGATTATCAGGGGTGGGTGAATGTCGGCATGGCATTAAAACACGAAGGATATTCCGCCAGTGACTGGGATGCATGGAGCAGGCGCGACTCGGGACGATACCACTCGGGAGAATGTGAACGCAAGTGGCAGACATTCCATGGGAATTCCAGTCCAGTCACTGGTGGGACCATCGTGCAGATGGCTATGGAGAATGGCTGGGTGCCGGAGTATGGTCATGAACTGGATTGGGATGATACGATCCAGACAGACAGTGAACGTGTTGTTGTCGATAAGAACTGGATTGAGGGACAGGAAGTCCATGAACCGAAACACTGGGATCCTGTTAACCAATTAATCCAGTACCTGGAAACACTCTTCGAACCCGGAGAAAATGTCGGGTTTGTAACAAAGAGTTGGCAAAACGAAAAAGGGAAATACGTTCCGCAGAATAAGGGAAACTGGGATCGTACTGCAGGGCAATTAATCGAAGCATTATCTAAGTGTAATGGAGATATAGGCAGTGTGATCGGTGATTACGATCCGGAAGGTGGGGCATGGATCCGTTTTAATCCGTTGGATGGGAACGGTGTCCGGAATGAAAATGTATCTGATTTCCGGTATGCCCTGGTAGAATCTGACGGAATGGAGATTGAAAAACAGAATGCAATTATAAGAGAGTTAGAACTTCCAATAGCCTGTCTGGTGCATTCTGGGGGAAAAAGCCTGCACGCAATCGTGAAGATAGATGCTGCCGATTACAGCGAATACCGAAAGCGTGTAGATTACCTCTATGATGTCTGCCAGAAGAATGGTATTAAGGTAGATACTCAGAACCGAAATCCGTCCAGATTATCCCGTATACCCGGTATTATCCGTGGGGAGAAAAAGCAGTTTCTGGTAGATACCAATATCGGAAAGGAATCCTGGAACGAATGGTATGAGTGGATTGAAAGTGTGAACGATGATCTGCCAGAACCGGAAAGCCTGGAAAGTGTCTGGGACGATATGCCGGAATTATCTCCATGTTTGATAGACGGGTTACTGAGAATGGGACATAAGATGCTGATTGCAGGACCGTCCAAAGCTGGAAAATCGTTTTTACAAATTGAATTATGTATCGCCATTGCAGAGGGCAGGAAGTGGCTGAATTGGAATTGTGCAAAGGGAAAGGTAATGTATGTAAATCTGGAGCTGGATCGTCCAAGCTGCCTGCATCGTTTTAAGGATGTGTACAAATCCATGGGAATTCGTCCGGATAATGTAAGCAACATTGACATCTGGAACCTGCGTGGTAAGTCCGTACCAATGGACAAACTTGCGCCAAAACTGATTCGAAGGGCGTCCAAAAAGGATTATATTGCTATCGTGATTGACCCGATTTATAAGGTCATTACCGGAGACGAGAACAGTGCGGATCAGATGGCGAATTTCTGCAACCAATTTGACAAAGTCTGTACGGAACTGGGTTGCGCTGTAATCTATTGCCACCATCATTCTAAGGGTAGTCAGGGCGGTAAAAAGTCTATGGACCGTGCTTCTGGATCCGGTGTATTCGCACGTGATCCGGACGCACTGATTGACCTGATCGAACTGGAAACCACTGAAGCCCTGATGAAGCAAGAAGAAAATAAAGCAGTCTGTGCAGCCTGTAAGCAGTATCTAGATGCTCATTTTGACTGGCAGGATGACGTCTCACAGGACGATTTATTAAGCAGTGCACAGATGACAGCCTACTGCAAAGAAAAGCTGGATAAGTGGCAAATGGAAGCCCTACAGAGACAGATTGATGCAGTCGTTGCCCATGCTAAGAATATGACGGCATGGAGGGTAGAAGGGACGCTGCGTGAGTTTGCAAAATTCGAGCCGGTGAATTTGTGGTTTGATTATCCGGTACATAGAATGGATACAGTTGGGTGTCTGAAAGATATACAGCCTGACGAAGAAAAGCCGCAATGGAAGAAAGCAATCGAGAAGAGGAAGACACCCGCACAAAGAAAAACAGAGCGAAAAAAGGCTCTTGAAGCGGCTATGGAGGGTAGCAATTTTGGTGATGCGCCGTCTCTCGCAGACCTTGCAGAGTACCTCGGAATTTCGGAAAGGGCGGCACGTGACCGGGTGAAGGAACATGGTGGATACAAAATAGAGGACGGAACTGTGCGGAAAATAACATGATATTTTCTTCCCCGCAAAAAACAAGTGATTTTGCAAATAACATGTTTTCTTCTTCCCCTCAAAATCACAGTGAAGTGAAAATAACAGACTTTTTTCACTTCCGCAATGCGGAAAATAACATGTTGTTTTCCTTCCGCAAGAGTGCGGGGAAATCCTTATTATATAATAATAAGATTCCGCTTCCCCCTCACGGGGTCATGGGGTAGGAATGGACGGGCTTAAAGCACAGCCCGCCCGTTCCCTTCCCCTTCCCATGACAAAAGATTTTTTCAAGAAAACAAATAATTTCATACGTTAAAGGAGTGAAGTGTATGGCGAAAATCAAGAGAAGCAAAATTTTAGACGTAGCACGTTTTATGCCGCCTTTAAGACATTCAATTCCAGGGCAAGAATTTGATATCCGAAAAAGTGAAGTTATGCAATGGATGTTAAAAAATCCAGCTACTTGGAATTACATCTGGAATAACATAAAGCAATCCGGAGCAGTCGAATATAATCCAGCTACGGGTACATGGCAAGGAGTTGATTATGATGGTGACTGAATTTTTTATGCCAATGAATCCTCCGACCGTAACACATCAGGAGAAGCAAGTCAGAGTTGTGAATGGTAAGCCGGTCTTTTATGAGCCGCAGGAACTGAAAGCAGCCAGACGAAAGCTGACGGATTATCTTGCGAATCATCGGCCAGAAGAAAAATATACAGAACCTATAGAACTGGTAACGAAATGGTGTTTCCCAAGAGGAAGCCACAGGAATGGCGAATACCGGACAAGCAAACCGGATACAGATAATCTGCAAAAACTTTTAAAGGACTGCATGACAGCAACCGGATTCTGGAAAGATGATGCTTTGGTAGTTCGGGAAATTACAGAAAAGTTCTGGGCGGAGATTCCGGGGATCTACATCCGGATCACGGGATTGGGGTGAGAATTTGTCGAAAGAAGAGTTGATGAAATATTATCGACCAGTCGTGGATGTCTGGAAATATTTGCAGAAATATAGTGACCCAGTGGATTTAGATCAGTTTTGGGAAACGCTTGTTGCGGAAGGCAATAAATTATCAAAAAGACATGGAGAAACGGATTTTGTATGTGGACTTGTAGGAGTTGCGCAGCAGGAGATTGAAAGAATATGTAAACGGAGGAAGCAAGATGAACAAGCCAAAATATGAAACCTGCCAACATGTACAGCGTGTCGGAGAACTTGCAGTGTACACGGACACCGGATGCCCGAGAGCAACCAAGGTGCGTGGAACACTGTTGAGCAGTAAGATGCGGTGCGTAGAGTGCCACAATTGGAAGGAGAGAACGAATGACAGATAATAGCAAACCCAAGGAACCAACCAAACAGGACCCCGAACACAAAGAACCCCAGACCCGGCCGGAATGGCAGGAAGCCGTGCTTCGGACGTTTCTGGCGGGGCATTAGGAAAGGAGAATCGGCTCATTGGAAATAAAACCATGAAGGAGAGAGTTATGACGAATGGCGAAATGATACGGAATATGACAGATGAGGAACTTGCAGTAACTATTATGTGTCCAAACGAAACCGGACACGCAGAAATCGAATGCGACCATAGCGATGAATGCAATTGCTGTGAATGCTGCTTGAAATGGCTGAAACAGGAGGTGGAAGTGTGACGGAGAAAGACTTACAAATACAGGAGCTTAAGAGAGAAATCCGGGAACTGAAAGAGCAGGTGCCGCAGTGGATTTCCGGTTAAGGAACGGTTGCCGGAGAGGAGCGGTTACTATTTGGTCGCAATAGATACTGGAGATATTTCTGTGCGCTGGTTTAGCACAAGAAAGAGAAAATTTTTTGATGCTATAGGAGAAGTGCTTGCATGGATTCCGTTACCGGAAGTGTACAAGCCAGAGGAGGAAAACAATGAACCATGAAGGTTACAAAGACCCGACCGCCGAACAAGCCGTACATAACGCCAGTAAGAAATAAAAAGGAGATGGGACTATGGAATTAAAACAAGATAAACCAATCCATCTGAGGTGCCCAAAATGCGGATACGATTTTGCATATAACACGAATCATGTGGAGGAGAGAATTGATCAGCTCAAGGAGGATATTTCATCTATCATGGCACAGATGAAAGACTTTAAGGCATCAAACCCGGCAAACTATTTTAAGAGCGACTGGTACAGAAAGGCAAAATCGGCTTTATCGCACAAGCAAGTAGCTCTTGTGAAAGCGAAAAAAGCCAGAAAAGCCACAGTTGCAGAAATCGAAAAGCAAAAGAATAAGATATTTTATAAGCTCGTTTGCGAAAAAATAGGCAGGGATGAAACAATTAAACTGATGAAAGAAGCGGAAGAGGAACTTGTCTATTATGAATGGGATATGGCAACACAGACGTTCACAAGGTTTGACGGGGCTTGAGAGGAGTGGAAGAATGTGTGAATTTTGCGGAGACGACAGATGTACACTTACAAAACAGCAGGTATTGGAGCACGGACCGATACTGGAGAACAATGCATGTGGAATTATGAGACTAGAAACAGAGGAGACTCCACAGACATATTGCTTCGAAGGCATTCCGGCATTTTATAGTTTAAGCGCTTTAATTCCGGATGAGGATGAAGAAAGTCCGCATGCTTATATGAGATTTATGTTCGATGAGGATACCGGATGTGGCGGAGATTGGGAATGTTATGATGTCAAAAATCCATTTATATATCAGACGGAGCAGGAGTTTCTGAAGAAAATTGAAGCAGGGAGGGTAAAATGATGGACGAGCTGCAGGAAGTGATAAAAATACTCGAAAATGAAATTAAGATCTTAAACAATTCCTGTGTGCATGTAAACAAACTGCGGGATGTGGTAGACGCTGTATGGGCAAGAAAAATAGCTATATATAGCATGCAGGAGTTACAGCGGTACAAACAGATCGGAACTTTGGATGAGTACCGGGAAGCAAGAGAGAAGCAGAAGGCGAAGAAACCTATCGAAGATAGACACGATAACATAAGATATACAGAGGTGTACCGTTGTCCTGTATGTAATAACAGTTTTTCTGGAAGAGGGTATGCAAAATATTGTTACCATTGTGGGCAGAAATTGGATTGGAGAGAGGACGAATGAAACGAATAGAGAGACCACCCGTGATGGACAGCAGCACACGGTACCAGGAGGGAGAGACGTATGACTGATGAAGGAGCAAAGAACCTTATGTATGCGGTTGTAATGCAGGCTGTTAAGGATTATAAATCCGCACTGTATCGCTACAACACAAAAAGAGACAGAGAGAAACGGCAAGTGGCAAAGAATCATATTCGTCAATGTGAAATATTTTTCCGTAAGGATATTAATGCGTATTGCGATCTTGATGGGGAGCAGATTATTGCAAAAGTACGGAGCGATGTCAGACAGAAGCTGAAAAAGAAGGGAATCATTATGGAGGTGCCAAGTGACGGTTGAAGAACTCTTTGATGTGCAGAAAGATGATAACAAACTCAGATCTCTTTACATAGAACTTGCCAGACACGAAGATTTTAACCCGTACAAAAGCAATGTTATTACGGATATGCCAAAAGGGTGTGGTGGAAAAAATTTTTTGGAGTGGCACGCAGAGGAAGAGGAGCGGATCAGAAAAGAGATTGATTTTTACGAGAAAAAGATTCAGGAGGATAGAAAAAGGCTGGACGAATATATTGGAAACGCTCCCTACCCTGAATGTGATATTATCCGATATCGTGCAATCAACAACCTGAGTTGGGAGGAAATTGGGTCGTTTACTGGGTATAGCAGGTTTCAAGTGTCACGAAAGTTTTGGGAATATGTAAAAAGATGCTCATAATGCTCATGATGCTCATGATAAAGTGTGATATTATTATAATAGGAATTTAGAAATGAAGTCCTCCTTTTATGTGATCGGCTACCGGGTGTCACAGCCCGGTGGTTGACTTCGGCTCAGACGGTATCGCCGGGGCAGTGCCAAGCACACGAAAAGCCCGAAGACCGTCATTAATATTTTAAGCGAATGTATAAGGCGAACCCGACCGCTGGGCGAGCCGATGAGCTACATCCTCTCCGCGTTAAGAAGGCTTTTGGTGTAATACCAGAAGGGTTTCGGAAGCGCGACAAGTACTAAGCCGTGACAACCGGTAAAGAACATGGGAGACGTCCCTGGATGGAGTTGTGAGGGGGTTACGAAGTCAAAGCGGGAATGATCCTTGGTATCCGAGGAGAAGTGGAAAATCCAAACCGGCACTATCCGGTGGTGGTATAAGTTGGCAGTGTATAAACTATAAACTGCAAGTCCCAGGTCTGGGATACAGCACCGTTACGGCGGTGCAAATCGGGAAATGCTTATTGGGAGGAGCGGCACATGGCGTGTTGCAGGTTCGAGTCCTGCTTTCTCGATTTGGATTCTTTTCTTCATAAAACTCCTTTAGAAGGGCACTCGTCAAATGCGATGGGTGCTTTTCTTGTGCATAAAACAAACGATTGAGAGGTGGTGAGACTTGGATGACGAAAAAACAGAAGAGATTTGTAGAAGAATATCTGATCGACTTAAACGCCACTCAAGCAGCCATTAGAGCAGGGTATTCTCCAGATACGGCGCAGGAGCAGGGAAGCAGATTGTTATCAAATGTTATGGTATCACAAGAAGTTGCAAGGGCAATGGCAGAACGAAGTAAGCGTACTGGAGTTAATGCTGATCGGGTACTGCAGGAACTTGCGAAAATTGCCTTTGTTAACGCGGGGGAAGTAATAAATGTGAAAGATGCAACGTTGAAAGCAAGTGCAACTGCAGATGATACAGCGGCGATCCAATCCGTAAAGGTCAAAAAGTCGTACTCCGAAACCGGGGAAACCGAGGAACGAGAAATTAGGATGGCTGACAAAATAAGGGCATTGGAGCTGATTGGAAAACATCTGGGAATGTATCAAAATAATTTAAACGTTTCAGTTGAGCCCTCTCAAAAATTAGATGATATCATGAGTCAGATTGGCGGTGAGGGCCTTGAAGAGTAGTACATTCCCTCTATCACAGAAATACTTGGATTTTATTAATACGGTTAATGGCGTGGATGCAGATTTCCTGGAGGGGACAACAGCTAGTGGCAAGACTACTGTTGGAGCAGGCGTAAAATTCATGCGGATGGTAAGCCGAAGCCAGAAAAAGCTACACATTATTGCATCTAAAACAACCGGTACTGCCGAGAAAAATATTATTCAGCAGGATAACGGAATTTTAGACTTGCACCGGAGCGCCAAATATTATGGCAATGGGGACAAAGATTATAAGATTCCGCATATAAAATTCGAGGGGAAAATAATATTTGTCCTCGGATACGATAATAAGGATAAATGGATGCTTGTACTTGGATCGCAGTTCGGATGTGTATATATAGATGAGATTAATACGGCGAATATAGAATTTATCCGAGAAATATCCACAAGGAATGACTACCTGATGGCAACCCTTAATCCCGATGATCCTAGTCTCCCAGTCTACAAAGAATTTGTAAATAGATCAAGGCCTTATAGGAAATATAAAAAAGATGTTCCTCCAGAAATCATGGAAGAACTTAGAGAAGAACCGGTGCCAAAATGGAGGTACTGGTTTTTTACGTTCCGGGACAATCTGTCGCTTACGGAAGAAACAATACAGAAAAAAATTAATGCGGCTCCGCCTGGAACAAAGTTGTATAAAAACAAGATACAAGGGCTGCGTGGTAAGGCAACCGGATTAATTTTCCCGAACTTTGACCGAAAAAAACATGTTGTAAGTAAAGCATGGGTAAAAAAACAGATTGCAGACGGAAAATTGAAATTTAAGAAATTCACAGCAGGATTGGACACGTCTTATTCCAGCAAGTCACCAGATACGATTGCAATGGTTTTTCAAGGAATTACGGAGGATCGAAAGCTGATCACTCTGGAAGAACGGGTTTACAGCAATGCCGATTTAGATACGCCGCTTGCACCATCGGATACGACAGTGAGTTTCATAGGGTTTTTAGAAAAATGCCGGGAGGAATGGGGATTTGCGAAGGAAGTATATATAGATTGTGCAGATCAGGCTACAGTAACGGAATTGCGTAAATATAAGCGACTGCACGGTTGTATGTACAATTTTATAGACAGCTACAAGAAAGTGGAAATATTGGACCGTATCAAACTCATGCTTGGGTGGATTCAGCAAGGTTGCTATCTGGTGGTAGATACCTGCACAGAGCACCTGCATGAATTGGATAGCTACAGTTGGGATGAAGAGAAAGATATCCCAGAAGATAGAAACGACCATACAATTAACGCCAGTCAATATTCATGGATTCCGTACCGACAGATGATCGGATTTGAGGAGGTATCGTAGAAATGAGGTGGACACAGAAATTGAGCAATAACATTAAAAAAGGTTTGCGGAGTTGGTTACAAATTCAGCCGGCAAATCCGTACAGCATACAGATCAATGAGGTGATGGATTTCGAACTGTCCGCTATCCGGAATCGAATCTGGTACCGAGGTGATGGGAATGAACTGGAGCAGATGTACCGACAGAACCCGGAATACGCCGATAGGACGAAGTTCTGGGCGAGCAAGTGTAGTCCTGGTATGGAAATGCGAAAAATTCATACAGGTCTTCCCGCACTCATCGTTCGAGTATTAAACAGCATAATAGTTGCGGATATGAATGATTTTAAATTTGACAGCCCTGCGCAAGAAACGGTTTGGAAGGAAATTGAGAAGGACAACAAGTTTAGAAAAAAGTTCGAGAAAGCTCTTAAAGAAGTGCTATTTGTCGGAGACGGTGCATTTAAAATTACAATTGATACAGATACTAGCCAATATCCAATACTGGAATGGTATCCCGGAGAGAAAATTGAGATAGTTTACAAGCGTGACAGAGTACACGAAGTTGTATTCAAGACTTTGTACAAGGCTGACATGCAGCAATATGTTTTGCATGAGCACTATGGCTATGGTTACATAGTAAACCATTTGTATAGAGGTGAGAACGAGGTGGCATTAAACAGTATTGACGACACGAAGGATACAAAAGATATCTCGTTCGATAAAACTGTGATCCTTGCGGCGCCTTTAAAAATCTACGAAAGTGCGAAATATGAGGGCCGTGGCGGCTCTATTTTTGATGGGAAATTAGACAGTTTTGATGCATTTGACGAAGCATGGTCACAGTGGATGGATGCGCTTCGTGCAGGAAGGGCTAAGACATACATCCCGGAATGCTTGGTGCCGCATGATCCAGAAACAGGACAAATTATCCGTCCAAATCCATTTGACAATCGTTATTTTTCAGCGGACGGTGATATGAGAGAAGGGCAGAAAAATGTGATTAGCACAGAACAGCCTGTAATACCACACGAAAGTTATCTTGCGTCCTATTGTACAGCGTTGGATCTATGCCTGCAGGGTATTATAAGTCCGAGCACATTGGGAATTGACGTGAAGAAACTGGATAACGCGGAAGCTCAGCGTGAGAAGGAAAAAGCAACTCTATACACCAGAGATGCAATCATCGAAGCGCTGCAAGAGACGCTCCCGGAGGTGATACAGTCCTGTATTAATGCTTATAATATCCTGCATAATCAGACGATCGAAGAGGTTGAAGTGGAAATCCCGTTCGGGGAATATGCGAACCCGTCTTTTGAAAGCCAAGTCGAAACAGTAAGCAAAGGCAAGCAAGGCGGAATCATGAGTATCGAAGCATCCGTTGAGGAATTGTATGGAGATAGCAAGGACGAAAACTGGAAAGCTGAGGAAGTGGCCCGTCTGAAAGCAGAACAAGGAATACAGAGCGTGGAAGAACCCAGAGTGAATATGGGTTCGGGCGAATTTGCGGTTGATTTAGGAGGAACGCAGAATGCAGGTAAAGGTAGCAAACAGACTATACAGAATGTCTCAGAAGGAGTACCAGGGATTGTTAAAAATAGCAAGTAAACAAGTACCCTTCGGGATTTATACGATTGAAAATCAGGGATACGCCGAACTTATGAACCAGAAATGTGAAAGTTCCACTCAGCTTAAGAAATGCATCAGACAGCTAAAATCTCAAGGATACAGAGTCTTGTCGAACGGAAGGTGATTGAATGTCTGATTATGATATCGGAGCGGCGTTCGAAGCCATAGAGAACGAACTAATGGCATCTATGATCCGGAACATGAAAAAGCACCGGGCGCGGGAGGACGAGGAAGGCTTACATTGGGAACAGTGGCAGGCTTTGCAGTTACAGGCATTGGAAGAGTATAAGATACGGAACCAAAAGGAGTACGGAAAGCAATTTCATGATATTAACAGCCAGATAGGAACCATCCTGAGAGAAGCAAGGGCGGAAGGCGGAATGAAGCAGGAGATTGCCATCATGAACGCTATCCGGAACGGATTCAAGGCGCATAAAGCCAGCAGGGGGGCCACAGCAGAGTTTTTTAAGCTTAATGACAGGAAGCTGGATGCACTGATAAAAGCAACCACAAACGACATGCAGAAAGCAGAAACTGCGGTTCTGCGTATGGCGAACGATAAATACCGGAAAGTAATCTATAATGCTCAGATATATGCAAATACTGGGGCAGGAACGTATGAAAAAGCCGTAGACATGGCTACAAAAGATTATCTCTCTGCCGGCTTAAACTGCATCGAATATGCCAACGGAGCAAGACACACGATAGCAGATTATGCAGATATGGCAATCCGAACAGCGAGTAAGCGGGCTTACTTGCAAGGTGAAGGTGAGATGCGGCAGAAATGGGGTATATCCACAGTAATCATGAATAAGCGTGGAAATCCTTGTCCAAAATGTTTACCATTTTGCGGAAAAGTGCTGATTGATGATGTGTGGAGTGGCGGATCAAAAGACGGTAAATCCCCCGAAACTGGAATCAAATATCCGCTGATGTCGGCGGCTATTGCTGCAGGGCTATATCATCCGAGATGCAAAGACAGTCATACAACATATTTCGAAGGAATAAGCACTCCTCCGGATGATAAGTACACCAGAGAAGAACTGGATGAGATTGTTGAGCAGAATCGGCGGGAAACAAGGCAACAGTATGCAGAGCGACAGGCAGCGAAGTATGGCAGATTGACGAGGTACTCATTAGACAGAGAAAACCGAGATAGATATTCGGAAAGGGCTAGGGAGTGGGAATATGTACAAAATAATTACAGATATCCTATTAATGAAGAAATGTTTCAGTCATTCGTCCGCCCTAGAGATGACGGTAAGAACATTGATGTAATAAGACCTCGTAATATAATTAAGGAACTCAATAAATCGAGTGCGGGACGTGATGCATATAAACATATAAAAGATAAAAATATACCGGTATATATGCTTTATAATGTTGATAACCCATTGAATCTTTCGGGAGAATATGACCCAATTGGTCGATGCATTTATGTATACATCGATCAAACAAAAACAGTCGCAGAAAGCGCAAAAACAGTTATTCATGAATCTATGCATGACAGATTAGGATGTACTGGTACGCGCAAGGAAGAGGTATTATGCTTTATGGAAGAATTAAAACACAACGGGGTTAAATTGACACCATCCATAATTAGGAGTATAATAGAATCAGTAAATAAAAGCGATATCTATAAAGTTTTGCCGTGGAGGTGACAGAATGGATATGAACAATGAAAAAGTAGAAGAATATCTGCAAAGGATGGAATTGCTACGAAAAGGTGGAGAGATAGATTGCCCATTCTGCAAGGGCGGGAAGATAAGAAAGAAAAATGATGCAGTTTTTGTTTGCGACAAATGTGGCAAAGGAATTGTGGGTCGGATCACTCCAACAAGAAAATAATGTTATTTATACCACTTGGTCGAAAGATTGAGTGGTATTTTTATACTCGTTTTTATCCGCTGACTGATACAGCAGAAAGGAGAAAGTGTGAAGGTAAAAGCAAAAATGGATTTCTTCGATCGGGAACACGATTTAAAGATACGGAAGAAAGACAGTATCTTTGAGGTCGATAAGAAGCGTGCGGAGAAACTGGTAAGCTTCGGCGTAGCTGAGATTGCAGAAGATGCAGTAAATTTAGACAAGAAAGGGTAAGGTGATCCAATTATCTCCCAAAAGGCGCAGGGTTATGCGTCTTATTTTTATGTCCAAACACGACATGACGTTATAAAAGGTGCGTGGCCGGAGACACCGATGAAAATGGATAGAAACAGGAGTGACACTCCCAAAATGGAAGGAGAATAGAGCATGAAATACAAAAATGTAAGAGCAATGTTAATGGCGCCGGATATTGGAACAGGTGGAGCGGCAGGAGGAGATCCGCAACAGACACAGCAACCGCCGGCAGGAAACCAGCAGCAGCACGGGCAGGCACAACCTCCAACTATTGATTATAACAAGATACAGCAGATGCTTGAGGGAACTTTAGCGGCCAAAGAGGATACGGCGTTGAAAGCGTATTTTAAGCAGCAGGGATTAAGTCAGCAGGAGGCAGAGCAGGCAATGGCATCTTTTAAACAACAGAAGGCTGCAAATCAGCCGGATGTGAACGCTTTGCAGACTCAGGCAACGCAGGCGCATGCGGAAGCGCAGAAGATGCAGATTGAGAATGCGGCAATTCTCCAGGCTATGGAGCTTGGCTTGGACGCTAAAACCATCCCGTATGTGCTTAAAATGGCTGATTTGAGCCGAGTTGCTGGGGAAGACGGTAAAATTAACGAAGAGACATTAAAGAATGCCTTAGAAACTGTTTTAAATGACGTTCCCGCATTGAAGCCTCAGACTCAGCAGGCTACAGGATTTAAAATGGGAGCACCAAGTGGAGGACAGCAGACAACTGCAACGGACGACGCTTTAAAAAGGGCGTTTGGACTATAAGAAAGTGAGGAATAACAAATGGCAGTATATGAATACTCAGAAACATTTACGGATTTCCTGCAGAAAAAATACGCAAAAGAACTGTGTTCTGATGCATTGACGCAGAGCAATCCGCAGGTAAAATTTATCAACGCGCAGACGATTAAACTTCCGAGCATGGCGGTATCTGGCTACAAAGACCATACCAGAACTCCTGGTTTTAATATGGGAACAATGAGCAATAGCTGGGAGCCGAAGAAATTAACGCATGATCGTGACATTGAGTTCTGGATTGACCCTATGGACATTGATGAAACAAATCTGACTCTTTCCGTAGCAAATATCCAGAATGCGTTCGAAACAGATCAGGCAATTCCAGAAAAAGACTCTTACCGGTTCTCGAAGTTACATGCCGAACTTACGACCTATTCTGGACGTGTTGACACAACCGTAATTGATGCCACAAACTTCTTAGAAGCGTTTGACACGGAAATGGCTATTATGGATGAAGCTGGCGTACCAGAAGAGGGCAGAACGCTCTATGTAACTCCAACCATGAGAAAAATTGTCAAGGAAGCAGAAGGAATTCAGCGGATGATTACCGTAAACACTCCGTCTACCATCAACCGCAAAGTGCATAGTTTGGATGATGTAACAATTAAAATGGTTCCTGCATCTAGGATGAAGACGAAGTATAACTTCACAGAGGGCTGTGTGGCTGCGGCAGATGCGAAACAAATCAACTGGATCCTGATCCACACTTCTTGCGTGGTATGCAGAGACAAATACAGCTACATCAAATTGTTTACACCTGGAACGGATTCTCGGACTGCAGATGGGTATCTGTACCAGAATCGTAGCTATGGAGATTTGTTCCTTCTCGAAAAGAAAATTGAAGGATGCTCCATGAATGTTGACGCTTAGGAGGTATAAGATGAAAGCGGTAAAGGGCAATAAAGAGTATATTATTGAGGAAAGCCAGAAGAAATCCTATATAGACGCCGGATACGATGTCTATAGTGATTCTGGCGAACATATCGCCTACGGAAGAGGAAAAACAGTACCTTATGGCGATCATATGAAAGCTATTAAGGAGATCGAGACGCTCCGCGAAAAAATATCTGAATTAGAGGTGAAATTGGCTGAATACCAGAGCGCATCAGAGAAGAAGGTAACAAAGAAAGCGAGTGAGTAGTATGTCGTATAAACCTTATGCGGATATATCCTATTATCGTGATGTGTTTCGAGGAGATGTTCTAAGCGAAGATGATGCATATCGATATCTTAGGCAGGCGTCCAGGCACATTGATACCCTGACCTACAATCGTATTGTAGGCCGGGGTTTTTCTAATCTTACAGAGTTCCAACAGGAAATAATCCGGGAAGTGTGCTGCCGACAAGCAGAATTTGAGTGCGAGAATTCTGATATTCTGGACACGATACTTAGCTCTTATAGCGTGAACGGTGTATCTATGGGATTTAACGGGCAGGCGTGGAATGTATTTGCGGATAAAGGAATTGCGATGAAAAAATCTGATTACTCCTTGCTTGCACAGACCGGATTGACATGCAGATTGGCGGTGAGGTGATGAAATGGCCAGACTTAGTACCGGAACGTATCTGTAAGACTCCAGTACATGTCGTAATATACGGTGAGGGACTGGACAAAAACGGCGGACCCAAAATTGAATTTGAAGGTGATTTGAAGTGCAATTACCAAGACAAAGCAAAAACAGTCCTGACAGCAGAGCAGAAACTTGTACAGCTCACAGGATGCGCTCTGATGCACGGAGACCCTATTTCTGCCGTTCCTGCGATCACATGTGGAGAAATTACCGTCTTCGGTGTAAAACGCCGTATATGGCAGGGAGAGAAAGCCAGAAACCCGGATGGGACAGTAAACTATACGAGGTTGGATGTAATATGATTAGCGCAAATTCTACAGTCCGAATGAACTGGGGCAGAATCCGAGAACTAACGGAAGCGCAGATTACAGCACTTGAACAGACCGCGGAATATCTGCATACAGAGGTAGTACAGGCACAGGTAATGCCGTTTGAGACGGGAAATCTGCAGAACGAGAGTACCTTTGTGGATACTTCTAAAAGTTCTTCCGGTAAGGTGACTCTTGTATCCTCTACGCCATACGCAAGACGCATGTATTTCCATCCAGAGTACGATTTTAAAACTGATGAAAACCCGAATGCGGGTGGTGAATGGTTAGAGGATTGGCTTCCTGGAGGGAGTAAACAGGATGATTGCAAAAAAGCTTTTAAACAGATTTACAAAAGGATTACGGGGGTGTGAAATGATTGGACTTGCAGATGTACGTGACTGGATAGAAACTCTGGGAATCGGAGAACACTTTTACATCGGGAAACTGGATAATAAGTTAGAAAAATCCATTGGTATCTACCAACGTAAGTCTTCCGGAAGAGCAGACATTGCCCTCGGCGGTCTGGATTGCACAAAGACAGAGACAAAACATATCAGCATTCTGATCCACTGGAACAAATACGCCGATCAGACTGAAAAGGCAGCGCAGGAGTTATACGATAAATTTTTAAGAGTAACAAATTTGACGATAGCTGGAAAACATGTGAATTATTTGCGATTGGAAGTACCGGAACCCGTAGACGTAGGCACGGACGACAGTGGCATATATGAGCGTGTGATCTGGCTTGATTTGATTTATGAAAGGTAGGTAGAAAATGGGAGCAAATACAGGAGTATTTCCGGTATATAAGAATCAGTTCACGGTTGGAGCTGACAAAGAATCAGCTACATCTATTGCAGATATGGAAACATTTTCTGTTGAATTTACAAACGGGATTGAAACATGGTATCCGATGGATCAAGAAGGTTGGCAGCGTGGGTTAATGACTGCAAAGGCTGTAAAGATCGCCATTAATGGGAAGCGAAATGTCGGAGATACTGGAAATGATTATGTGGCAACAAAGCTGTTTACGAATGGAAGAGATTCCGAGGGTTATCTTGGATGGACTTTCCCGGATGGAACCTTAGTAGAATTTGAGGGAGGTATCTTCGATGTGAAAAACTGTGGTGCCGGTGACTCTACGAATGTAGGACCATTGGAATTCGAAGTAACTGCAAATGGAAAGCCGAAAGTAACACCTGCGGTATAAGGAGGATATTATGGCAAAAATAGTTGATATTACAGATAAGTTGAATTTTGACGAGAATCCAAAGCTCGTTATTAAGGGAGAAGAATACGAGGTAAATGCAGATGCAGTAACAGTCCTGAAAATTATGGGTGTTGTTGGTGATGGAAGTAACGTTGTTCCAAAGGATATGGTGAGCATGTATGGACTTATCTTCCCGGAGGAAGACAGACACAAACTTGAAAAGTTGAACCTACAATTTGACGATTTCCAGAAAGTTGTGGAGTCCGCAATTGGTATGATTACAGGAACAGACAACGCCTCGGGAGAGTGATGACCCGTACTACGACTTGATAGATGATTTTGATTTAATTATATCATCTTTTCAGACGCAGTACGGGATTCGTTTATCTCGAGAACTACAAGGGATGAAATGGGATGAATTTAAGGATCTTCTGAGTGGATTGGGACCAGATACGCCACTTGGCAGGATTGTAACGATTCGCTCTGAGGAAGATAAAGACATGCTGAAACATTTTAGTAAGGAGCAGCTTCGGATTCGGAGTGAATGGAGAGCAAGAAAAGCGAAGGAAGTTACTCCAGAGCAAATGGATGCTGCTCTTGAACAAATGAAACAGGCATTTATTTATCTTGCGGGAGGTGTTAAAGATTGTAAAGTTAAAGGTAAAATGCCCGAATTGCGGGCATGAACAGAAAGTGCAGTATACCCCGGGCGCTAAATGCCGGGGCGTTTTTATAAAGTGTCAAGCGAGACACTGTAAACGGGAATTCGAAATAAAGATTAATCAGGACAAGTAGTGCCATGTGCCGATGTCCTCTTATGGAGGAAGGTGGCATAAATGGCAAGTAGCGTTGGAGAAATTGGTCTTGATTTAGTTGTTAATCAGGGTAGTTTTAACAGACAGATGCAGGGTATTGCGGGCACTGCAAAAAAAGCAGGACTGGCACTGGCTGCAGCGTTTTCTGTTAAGAAGCTTGTGGACTTCGGCAAATCATGCGTTGATCTTGGCTCTGATTTGGCTGAGGTACAAAACGTTGTAGACGTAACATTCCCGCACATGACGGCACAGGTGGATAAGTTCGCAAAGTCCGCAGCATCCAGTTTTGGACTATCTGAGACGATGGCAAAGCAGTTTACCGGAACGTTCGGGGCGATGGCGAAGGCGTTCGGGTTTTCCGAGTCCGCCGCTTACGATATGTCTACAGCATTAACTGGTCTGGCCGGAGACGTAGCATCCTTTTACAATTTAAGCCAGGAAGAAGCGTACACAAAATTAAAGTCCGTGTTTACCGGAGAGACGGAATCCCTAAAAGACCTTGGTGTAGTCATGACACAGAGTGCTCTTGACGCTTACGCAATGGCGAACGGGTTCGGAAAAGCAACCAAAGACATGACAGAGATGGAAAAGGTTGCTCTCCGGTATGCGTTTGTGCAGAATCAGCTATCTGCGGCTTCCGGTGATTTCGCCAGAACGGCGGATAGTTGGGCGAACCAAACCAGAATACTAAAACTGCAATTCGATAGTCTGAAGGCTACAATCGGTCAAGGATTAATTAATGTCCTCACTCCGGTATTAAAAGTAATTAACCAGCTACTTGCGAAGCTGATGACTCTGGCAAGTGCATTTAAGAGTTTTACCGAGATGCTGACCGGCAATAAATCTGATGGTGGAATCTCGAATGCGGCGGCAGGGCTAACGGACGCAACAGCAGCGGCAGATGGAATGGCGGACTCCACTGCAGGAATCGGAGAAGCAGCCAAAAAGGCGGCTAAAGAACTGAACCTTATGGGATTTGATAAAATCCAGAAGGTGAAAAGCAGCTCTGATTCCGGTTCTGGGAGTTCCGGCACATCTATCGGCGGGAATGTGGATTATGGTGCGCTGGCAGATGGTGAAACTGTTGCTGATAAATTGGACAGTAAAATGCAAGGGCTTATTGACCGTTGCAAAGAGCTTGGAAATTGGTTTAAAAAAGGCTTTGTTATAGGTTTCGGTGACAGCGAAGAACGAATTAAGTCTATCCAGAAACACATAAGCGGAATTGGAAGGTCTCTAAAAGAAATCTTTTCTGACAGTTCCGTTACCAGAGCAGCCAATACATTTTTTGATAGAGTTGCATACGCATTCGGAGAAATTACTGGATCTGTAGTAAGCATAGGAGTAACGATTGCCGACAATTTGGTTGGCGGAATAGATATGTACCTTGCGAAAAGCAAAGAGTACATAAAAAAACGACTTGCATCTATCTTTGATGTGTCGGGAGAAATTGCTTTATTGTCTGGAAAATGCTGGGCGGCGTTTGCAAATGTTTTCTCCGTTTTTAGCGGTGAGAACGCCAAAAGTATAACAGGTTCTTTGATTGGAATTTTTAGTGATTCTTTTCTTGGAATCACGGACATGGCATTAAAATTTAGCCGAGATATCATCGGTATGATTACCGGACCGTTTATCGACAATCAAGAATTAATAAAAGAAACCATCGACAATACACTTGCTCCAATAGCAGATGCCCTAACAGTTGTCCATGACACGGTTCGAAACGCTTTTTCCGAACTGAATGCAATGTATGAGGAACATATCGCACCAATGTTCTTGGCATTTAGGGATGGTTTTAGCGAAATCTATAAGACACTCCTTAATGGCTATAACGAACATATAAAGCCTGTATTGGATGAGTTTGCAGTAAAATTTAAAGATGTATTTGAGAAATATGTACAGCCATTAATAAGCAAAGGAATTGATTATCTTGGAAAATTGGCTGATCTTATAACAGTCCTGTGGAAAAATGTATTACAACCTGTAATTAACTGGATTGCCGAAAGCATAATGCCTCTTGTTGCCCCTGTGCTCGAAGGACTCGGAGACAAATTTCTACTTGTGATAAAAACCGTGAGCGAGGTTGCTTCTGGACTGTTTGACATATTAGGCGGCATTGTAGATTTCTTAACCGGTGTATTTTCTGGTGATTGGAAAAAGGCATGGACTGGTATTAAAAATATATTCAAGGGCATCTGGGATACCTTGGGCGCAGTTGCGAAAGCTCCGATTAACGGCATTATAAGCATGATAAACGGCCTTGTTAGTAGAATAGTAAGCGGTGTAAATTTGGTTATAAGCACCATGAATAAGCTGAGCTTCGACGTTCCGGACTGGATACCAGGAATCGGTGGAGAAACCTTTGGATTTAACATCGGGAAAATTACCGCTCCTAAAATACCGTACCTTGCACAAGGGGGATTTGTGAAGGCGAATACCCCACGTCTGGCCGTAATCGGAGATAACCGGCAACACGGAGAAATCGTTGCGCCAGAGGATAAAATGCAGGCTATGGTAGATGCGGCGGTTAGAGCCGCAGTAAGCAGAGGCATAACAAAAGCTGATTTAGAATCTGTAATGAATAATGCAGTTATGCGTATTATCGCAGCACTTGCAAGCATGGGATTTTACGTGGACGGTGAGGAACTGGCCAAAGCTGTTTTGAAGGCAATAGACAGGTTGGATAACCGAATGAATCCGGTAAAAGTATATTAGGAGGTGGGACATGTCAAAGGAAATATTACGGGCGGGAGGAATCGTGCTCCCTTCCCCCGTGTCCCTAACAATAAACGATGAACTGATATGGTCCGAAGAAACCGGTCGTACACTCTCCGGATTAATGGTGGGTGAAATTATAGCTGAGAAAAAGAACATTAGCATAAAGTGGGGTTTTATGACAGAGGAGGACATGTTGCTGATAAGACGTAACATGGCTTCCAATTTTTTTCCGTTCACATTCCATGATGACGGAATTGACATGACGATTGAATCCTACAGAGGGACATTAAGTAAGGAAGTTTTGGGAAATTTGGGTGACGGATATTTCTGGTACCGTAGCGTGTCCGTTGATGTAATACAGAGGTGACATAATGAGAAATGTATCGAAACAATTTAAAGAGGTTTTGAAGGATAAAAATCGGCATATGCTGCACTGGGCTGATATAACTCTGACAAATGGTACTATACTTAATTTTGATAATAGCGATCTGATGCAGAGCGGAGGGTTAAAAATAGATGATGCAACATCTGGCTCTAACAGTTTTGATATCGGTTCAGTGATTATAAACAAGTTGACAATAACGCTCGATAACTCTGAGAACGAGTACAGTACATATGACTTTGACGGAGCAAGTGTAGTAGCATATGTAGGCTTAAAACTTCCAGACGGCACTACAGAAAAGATTCGGATGGGTACTTATACTGTGGATGAGCCAAAAGCTGTTGGATCTACTGTTGTTCTGGATTGTCTTGACAACGTTCGCCTCCTAGACGAACCCTACAGCAAGAGTACTCTGCAATATCCTGCTACGTTATTACAGATTGCCCGTGATGTATGCTGGAATTGTGGATTAAGCCTTAACACTACCAATTTCGAAAATAGTGATTATATAGTGGGGAACCGTCCGAATAGCGATGCAACCACCTTCCGGGAAGTCTTGTCATGGGTGGCACAGATAGCTTGTAAATTCGTCCGGTGCGATGCGTATGGTCGGATATTCTTTGGTTGGTACGATGAGCAGGAAGATTTAAATGGAGATGCGCTTGTAATAGATGGGGGAGTTTTCGACAAAGATACCCCTTATTCCTCTGGGGATAATTTAGATGGCGGACATTTTAGCCCCTGGGATAATGAAACAAATTATGATGCAGGAACCTTTGAATTAATGTCTACCTATCATCATATTTGGTTACTGAATTCTCTTGCAGTCGGCACCGATGATATTAAGATTACTGGTGCAAGCGTTACGTTCGAAAATGGGTCTAATGGAGCCAACACTTATCTTTATGGCGATATGGGATACGTCCTGAACATCGAGAAAAACGATCTGATCCAGACGGAAGATCAGGCGCAAAACGTAGCTGTGATAGTGGGCCAAAAACTGGTAGGCATGACCTTCCGAACATTCTCTGCCGGGCACTTATCTGATCCAACAATAGAAGCCGGTGACACTGTGTTTGTTACCGACCGAAAGCAGAACAGTTATAAGTCCTATATTACCAATACGGTATTTACCGCCGGCGGAACGCAGAAAAGTTCCTGTGGCGCAGAGACTCCTGCAAGGAAAAACAGCACACGTTTTACCGAAGCTACGAAGGCGTTGGTAGAAGCCAAGAAAAACACGGCAGAACAGATAAATAGTTACGATAGATCTGTACAGGCACTTACAAGCTTGATTACACAGTCCTTTGGAGTTTACAAGACAGAGGAAACAATGGATGATGGCAGCACCATATTTTACATGCACAATAAGCCAGAGTTGTCTGAATCTGACACCATCTGGAAAATGACAGCAGATGCATTTGCGGTGTCTACAGATGGTGGCAATACCTGGAATGCAGGAATGGACAGCCAGGGAAATGCTGTTGTTAATGTGTTGTCGGCGATTGGAATCCGATTCGATTGGGCGAGGGGAGGAACACTTACCCTTGGTGGCGAGAATAATGTGAATGGCGTATTGGTAATTCTCGACAAAAACGGAAGTGTTGCGGGCAGATTTGATAACGCTGGCGTTGATATTACTGGAAGATTTAGTACATCATGGATGACCGACATAGGAGACCTGTTCTGTTCGCTCTCTCCAGATGGGCTTGAATTTCGAAATAATAGTACCGTTAAGGGACGCTTAACTATTAAAAGGGGAATAAGTGAAGGAAGCAGAGGAGTTACGATAGGGACTAGGGGGTACGTTTCCATTGAAGATGATGAGGGGGGAGTTGTTGTTTATGTATATGACAGGTCTGACCGGAAACAGAAACATACCTGGTGGGGCAGCGAATCCCATAACGGAGATTTCTATATGAATGGGTTGCAGGGAAAATCGGCGAGGGTAGTCTTACCGGATAATAGTTATCTTGATTTTACGAATGGAATTTTAACAGGTGGTAGGACTGTAAGTGGTGTAGAACTTTAGAAGGGAGGATGTGATAATATGGCGGTACAATGCAGACGCGGACCATACAAAGATCTCGATCCTGATAAATTGACGCCCGGAGAATGGGCTGTAGTTACGGAAGGAGATCCTAATGCCATTGATGGAAGAAGCGTTTATATGTGCTTTGCACCAGGGTTTGTAATGCGAATCCCGGATGCCAATACAATAAAGAGTATATTGGAGGAATCTGATGCAGAGAAAAAGGAATTTGTTGGTGGCAAAAAGGACGAGCTCAGATATCATGGTTCTGCTGACTTTCAGGGGTTTAAATCATACGTTGAAGTTGAAGAGAGCACTACAATAACTGGTTTGATGTTACCAGTAAAGCCATACGGATCAACTGCTGTAAATGAAATAACTATTTTGATTTATAAAAATGACGAAGAGGTGATAAACAAGACTTATAACAATTTAAACATCAATGGTGAAATGGAATATGCATTTTATTTTGACAATGTAGAATTGGAAAAAGGTGACATTTTGGGTTACGGATTTCTTTGTTCGCAGCCAATTGGATTCTATAATTCGCTTATTGTGCCATCCATAACATCAAAATACTTGTTAAGGGACAGTGAAACATGGGAAGAATTCTTACCCTCTCTTGCAACGGACAGAATCTACGCCAGTTTTTTAGATGGTAGAAACAAGTTTGACATACTCGAAAAGGAGATGGAAAGCTTAAACAACAAAATGGATGAAATGAATGCAAAAAGCGAAAGCCTTTGGAGTGGAAAAACAGGTAATTTCCTCGGAGATAGTATTACATCTATGGCTCTATACACGCAAAAGCTGACGGAAAAGGCAGGTATTGTTGTTAATAATTATGGTGTTGGTGGTACAACGTATTCTTCTGTGAATAGTAGCAATCCATTCTACAGCAGGGTAAGCACCATGTCAGAAGATTGCGACTTTATTTTTGCGTTTGGCGGAACCAATGACTGGGGATTATCAGTTCCAATCGGAAATCCGAATGATACCGAACCGAATACGTTTTATGGCGGACTTAATGCTACATTTTCTGCCCTGAGGACTAAATTTCCTACTAAGCCTATTTTCGTAGGAACAATTTTGCAGCGGAATTTGGCGAGTGGTAAGGGTCAAGCGACCGGAATGACTTCGAATGCTAATGGAGATTCGGTTGCTGATTTTAACAAAGCGATTAAGCGAGTTGCTGAACGATACGGCTGTATAATATTCGATGGGCACTCCGAAAGCGGAATTATTTGTGAAAACCTTGATATCTATATGTCAGACGGACTGCACTTGAATGATAGGGGTGCTGAAAGATACGCTCAATTCATCTTGGATCAGATGGGACAGGTAACACCATATTAATTTAAGGAGAAAAAAGGAGCACGCATATGGAAATCAGAGCAAGACCGTAAACCGGTCTTATTTTTGTGGAGTAAATTAGTTGCGCCGGCGGAACTGCCGGGGAAAGGAAAAAGAGATGGAAAAATTATTTAACTGGATTAGTGTGTTTTGCGGATTAATTGGCGGCGGTCTGACATACTGGCTCGGAGGATGGGACGTGTTACTTAAAACGATTGTGTTTCTGGCGGTTGCAGATTATGTAACAGGATGGATAAAGGGGATCTATACGAAGCAATTGTCTTCGGAGATTGGATTTAAGGGGCTTCTGAAGAAAATCGTGATGTTTATCGTGATTGCTGTGGCATATGTGATACAGGGACTTGTTGGCGGCAAGATTCCACTGAGAGAAGTGGTAATTATGTTCTACATCGCAAACGAGGGACTGAGCCTTCTGGAGAATGCGGCGGTGTTTGTGCCGATTCCGGAACGGTTAAAAGCTGTATTATTACAGCTTAGAGAAAAGGATGAGTCAGAGGGCGAGTGATCGTCCTCTTTTTATGCGTAAAAATCAACAGAAAGGATTGAGATTATGTTAGTAGAAGTAAAAAGAATTAATAAAGCAGAAGTGACAGTAGTAAGTAGTTTGGATGTGGCAGAAACGTTTGGGAAAAACCACCGTGATGTTATGGAGTCAGTCAGGAACATTGAGAGCAGCATTAGTACAGCGGAATTTTCCGCTCTATTCCATATGGATTCCTACAAGGCATCAAACGGCAAAACCAATCCCATGTATCTCATGAATAGAGATGGATTCACGCTTCTCGTTATGGGATATACCGGAGAAAAGGCAATGCAGTTTAAACTTGCCTATATTAAGCAGTTTAATGCGATGGAACAGGCTCTGCAGGGTAAGCTGATCGAGCGTGAAAAGGGAATTGCTGTACGACAGTCGCTTACAAAAGCCTTACAGCAGTCTACGGAGAATGAACGAATGCACGGTCATGCATACTCCACATACACCAATTGCATCTATAAAGTTCTTTTCGGGATGAATGCAAAACAGTTAAGGGAGAAACTGGGAATCAGTAGGAATGAGAATCTAAGAGATTTTTTGTCCGAAGAAGAATTACGGGCGGTACAGTCAATGGAATGTCTGGTAAGCGGACTTGTGGATTGTGGTTGGGGATATGGACAGATTAAAGAATTTATACAGCAAAACAATACCCTGCGAGTTGCAGCGTAAATATGGAGGATAATGATATGAGTATAAGTGTAGTATTATCCGGACATGGCTCCGGAACACCAAGTACCAAGGGTATGAACGCCTACTGCAGCAGCAGACAGGCACAGGGACGTGGTCTGGTAGAAGTATTAAGAATCGTAGGCATTACGGATACACAGCGACAGAAGATGCACGATCTGTACAAGAGCATCCTGGGACGTAACATATACAGCCAGGGATTACGGGATTATTGTTATGTCCGGTATCGTGGCTCGTATTACAGCGATTGCTCCAGTTCCATCTGCAGGACGGCGGAGCAAGCGGGAATCGGTGGCATTGCGTCTCTTAATACAGCCGGGATGCACTACAAGTGGAAAAAAGTGGACGGAGTGATTATTAAGAACGGTCTTATCCATAATCCGGAGATTTTAAAAGTTGGAGATGCTCTAATGTTTAAAGGTTCCGACCCATCCAGACCGCTCCAGATTGGACACACAGAAATGGTCTACGAGATTAACGGCAAGACTGCATCTGGTGCCACTCCGATTGCATCCGCAGGCAGTACAGTCGTTAAGGCTGGACAGATGCACGCCAACAACTTCTGCGGTGCCGGACTTGCTATAGATGGGGTACGTGGCTCCCTTACCAAAAAAGCCGGGGTTATGGTATTACAGGTTGCTCTTAATCTGGATTATGGAGCAGGACTGGTAGTAGATGGAGAGTACGGTCCGAAAACGGATGCCGCTCTGAAAGGACATACCGTGCGACTAGGAGAAACACAGTACATGGTTACTGCATTGCAGATCCTGCTTATGCTTAAGGGCTACAATCCGAACGGTGTAGAATGCCCTGGAAGCTTCGGCGGTGGATGCGAAGCAGCAGTATACACGTATCAGGGAGATTTTGGTCTGGTAAGGGATAAGATTGCAGGATATAATACATTCAAGAGTCTTATTTCATAAAAAATGCCCCGGGTTCTTCCCGGGGTAAAACATCTTATGTTATTGTTAATCGTTATTTTAAATGAGTCACCGTTTAAATACATCGCATGTTAATGTTTATCGAATCTTTGCTTTTGTTAAAAATAATGTTTAAATACATAAAATGTTGTTGTTTGTGCTACTATCTTAACACGTACACATAAGTATGTCAAGATAGTAGCTTATTTTTATATATTAACTATTTTCGACTTCTTTCCAGTCCAGTTCTAATTTCTGCCCACAAGACGGACAGTAATTTAAGTGGCATTCGACTGCTAGAAATGTTGCAAACGCCAGTCCGCAGTTCGGACATTTTCCGAGGAAATCTTTAGAAAAGTCGTTTGACATTTTTACTTTTTTTGGAACTGGTTTTGGGTCCACACCGCCAAAAAGAAGTTCTGTGAATGCGCAAGGACATTCAGAAGGAATTCTTTTGTATGCATCGGAAAACCCGTCCCCATAAGCCACGATTAAAGCGTTATCAGCTATACTAGTAGGCGTATCCCACAAGTTATCACGAGTATTAATATAGAATGCACTGTTTATAAAACGGCATTTATATTCTTCACGTTTAGTTAATTTTCCATATTCATACTTATCTATTGCCACTTTGAATTCTTTCATTTTTTTCTTCTCCCTTCTCTTTTTCCGAAATTCCATTATGCCTCTGTCCAATAGATTACGTCAGCAGGTATATCAAACCGGCTATTTTTGTAAAAACATCTCCCACGCTCAAGGAAGCAACACTCGTCATTTCGAAAAATGACATAACATCGTGTCCCTTCTGAGGGAAGCGCATCGGGAACTTTTTTCCAATTGAATGAACCGTCAGCTTTATTTCTTTTACAGTCCGCACAATTGCAATCCTCGTCGCACATTGCGCAGCCTTGATCTAAAAATTTGCAAATCTTTAATATCTTTGACATCTACTTTTCCTCTTTATTTATTGAATGATATATTGATCGGATAACTTCGGCGTCGTACAGAGCGTTATGCTTTCTGCCGTTTACCGGCTCACTGCGAAGCTCTGCAACGATCTCCTCCCGGCTCTTATCAAAAGCCTCTCGCTCAGAAATTCCATAGTGCCTTGCAATGTCCTGATTAATGTCGTGACAGGCAGGATTTACATTCTTGGGCAAATCAAAAGCACAGCCAAATAAATCAATCAATAAGACAAAATCATAATGGCACACATCAGAAATAAGCTGGATTTCATCATATTGTCTGAGCCAGTCTATCAGCATACGAAGCACATATTGCCTGCTTCCATGTATTCTAACAGACCTTGTAGCATAATCTACTGAAGTCCCTATTGCGCCAATATACAAGTGCTTAATTACATTATCCTTAATCCAATCGTCACACTGATTTTCGTCATAATCAGAAAACTCCGCATAGAATTTCCTGCCATCCTCCGATACAATGCCCAAGCTAATCAGAGTTGTATTCTTGTGAAGTCCTGTAAATTCGGTGTCGAAGAATAAATTATACAATTTTCATTTTCTCCTTTCTGCACTTCTTACAAGTGCATTTATACAATTTTCCCATTCCACATTCTACCATGCGGATATAGGTGTATTCGTATTCGTGTTTACAAAACAGTTTTATTTTCATATGTACCTCCTTCACAGAACCACAAAACCTGTTGTTCCTAAGATTCTTCCTTCCTCATCTCGGACAGCTCCCTTGCCCGTATCCGGTGCGACCAGATCGGAACGAGTTCCATTTAAGGCAGAGAGAACCATCTGTGACACGATGAAAACTGTATCTTCTTCTGGAGCAGGAAGATCTTTTACTTCTCCGTACTCCACTTTCTGTACGGGGATTCCATTGATTTCACCGATGGTTTTCTGATCCGTTGATACACGAAGGAAAATTCCCTCAGATGGAACAGTGAAAAGGACGGTTGTTCTGTCCTGTGAATATACTACGATTTCGTGCGGTGTAAGATTTCTTAACTTCATAACTTTCTCTTTCTCCCCTTCTCCCTGGGGGCAAGGATTTATATTTATTGATAATCTCTTTTGATGATCGACCACAATTTTTCTAAAAGGTCTTCTCTCATAATCTCGGTATCGCCATTCCAGTACCACTTCGGGCATTGAATTTTGAGTTCCCATGTAAAAAGTGCTCTAGGATCCGTTGTTGCACATGCAAACATTTCTGGATCATGTGAGTATTCGTCTTCCCAATAGAATCCGACCCCCCTGGTGGTATCGGCGTAGTGTTCCTCTACGTATTTAAGTTGTTCCTCTAATTCTTTCTTTGTGACTTTCTCAAGATAAATTTTCTTCATTTCTTTTTCTCCTTTTCATTTTTATGCTTTAAGAGAAATAAAATTATCTCTCTTGTTATTGGCATACTTGCTCATCCAACTGCATGAGTAGTATGCTCTTGTGTTACCATATCCTGTCCAGATTCTAAAGGTAACAGTGCCTTCCTGTCGATCCCAGTCTTCTTTCAACTCGGCTTCTTTTTTAGCACACGCCCATGAGAATTTTAATGCCTTCGAAAAAGTTGTTCCTGCTTTTCTTACTACTTCCCATGCTCTTTTCATTAAATTATACTTCTTCATTTGTTTAACCCCTTTGCTTTATCTTATTATACGCCTATATGGGCGTAAAGTCAAGAGGAAAATGGAATTTTTTTAGTATTTTTCCCATCACTGTAGCACTGGTAGAAAGCATCCACCAGCTCTGCAAGCTCCGCCGCAGAAAGCTTGCTCTGTAACCCTTCCGGAATACGGTTATAGCTCGCAGAAAACGTGTCCTGCATATTTCCGATCTTTGACAGACACTTTACCTTCTGGTACTTATCCATTGCGATCAGATCGGAAAGAGTAAGGTTGCCATCCTGTACGGACTTCTTTGCTTCCGTACTGAAAATGTCGAGATCAATGTTCAACATTTCATCAATTGCGCACCCAAGGGCGTTGGATACGCCCTGTGCTGTTTTTGCAGTCATGTTCTCAATACTGTATTCCCCCGATTCGTATTTCTGGATCTGCCGGATATTAACTCCGGCTTTTTCTGCAAGCTCCTTCTGGGTAAGCCCGATGAAATTTCTTAATTCTTTTAATCCTGCCATTCTGATTTCTCCTCTCTTAATTTAATATAGCAATTATCTTTGCGTCTTCAATAATGATCTCATCTTCATCGTTTCCGTATGAAGAATCATCTCCGCCGATAAGATAAAAATATTTTCCATAATTGGAAAGAATGTTGAGTTTTCGAGCGATCTTCTCATCACTGTCATAATCATTAATTTCAATTGCACAGGTGCCGTCAAGCTCTCCTGCGTCAAAAAACCCTTTATAAAATCCTTCTCCTTCCTGGTAAATAAGATTTCCGTATTCATCCCAATCTGGGTCTTGGAAAAGCTGATGTGACACATGAGCATCATCACCGATGCTATATTTGTAGTCATCCGCCCTTAATCCGAATACTTCAAAATCTGAATTTTCGATTATCCGTCTTAATTCCTCTATCGTCAT